CCTGGCGCGCGCTGATCAGTCTCATTTCGACTCTCCCCTGTAGTTTCCTGTAGTCACTGCTCGCCCTCGAGGAGAGGGACGATCTTCACTCGCACGCCTGGCGTTTCGCCGTAGCGCTTCCCCACCATCGCCTTCACGACCTGGACGTCGTCCTTCCAGACGACACCGTTCAAGCCGTCGTAGATCGCCTTGATCACGTTGTCCATGTCGGGCTTCTTGGTGGGGTACAGCTGCCCCGCCAGCGCCTGGGTCTTCCGCTTTTTCGACATGGATTGAGGGATGCTCAGGGCGATGTCCAGCTCGACCATCACCGGACCTTCCAGCAGCGCTCGGCCTGCCATGGCCTGGTGGCCGCTATGCGCGATCAGCCCCTCGTAGTTGGCGGTCTTCTCCGGCGTGAACATCCGGGCGTGGGCGCCGACGCGACCGATGCGCGGCCTCCCCTTCCCTACCGGCTCGCCGGGTACGGTGAACATCACTGGACGGAGGTCAGCCATTGGCGCGCCCTCCCTTCATCCCGCGGTAGCGCTCCGCCATGCTGGTGACCTTCGGCGCCTGCTGAGGCTCGTCGAAATCGAACTCGTCCAGCGCGCCCGGAGCGAGCTGCTCGAATCGCGAGTACTTACCCAGGAACGCGCACCGGACAGTGCTTGGCTCGCCGTTGCGGTGCTTCGCGATGATCAACTCAGCCACGCCGCGGTACTGGGTGTCCGGGTGATAGACCTCGTCTCGGTACACGAACATGATCACGTCGGCGTCCTGCTCGATCGCGCCGGACTCCCGGAGGTCGGACATCATCGGACGCTTGTTCGGCCGCTGCTCCAGCGATCGGTTGAGCTGCGACAGGACGATCACGGGGATACCAAGCTCCATCGCCAGCAGCTTGCACTGGCGGGACATGTCGCTGACGTCCTCGGTGCGAGTGGACTTGCCGGAGCTCTCCAGGAGTTGCAGGTAGTCCACCACCAGCAGGCTCAACCCATGGCGCTGCTTGTGACGCCGGGCCAGGGCCCGCAGTCGAGCGGCGTTCAGCCCGGGGCGATCGGCCATGTACAACTTCGAGCGCTTGACCTTCAGCGAGGCAGATCCCAGCTCGGCACCATGGCTGGACGGTGCGGAGCCGTCCTTGATCGCGGTGAGCGGGATCCGACCGAGCGATGCCAGGATGCGATCCATCAGGCCGCCGTTGGTCATCTCCAGCGAGACCACCAGGGCCGGGTCACCCAGGTCGCAGGCGACGTGCTCGGCGATGTTGATCGCCAGCGCGGTCTTGCCCATTGCAGGACGACCAGCAATCACGACCATGTCGCCAGGCTTCAGGCCCATGAGCTTCTGGTCCAGGTCGCCGATGCCGGTTTCCAGACCATCCAGCTTCCCGCCGAGGTCGGAGCGGCGCTGCAACTCCTCGATGTGGTCGGTCAGCACGTCAGCGGCATGGCGCACCTCGTGCGTCGAGGTCTTCGAGTCCAGCGCCATGACCATGGCCTGAGCGGCGCCGACCTTGTCGGCCTGGGCGGCCTCGCTGAGCGCCAACTCGTGAAGTCTGTCCCCCGCAGCCGCCAGAGCTCGGTCAACCGCTCGCTCCCGAACGATCCGCGAGTAGGTTCCGGCGTTCGCCACGCTGGGAGTGTTCTGGATGATCTGGCCGATGTAGGCCAGCCCGGTGATCACCCCGTCAGTGGTTTGGACCTGGTACCGGTCGCCCAGGAATTCACCGACGGTCACGATGTCTGCCGGCTGGCTGTCGCTGTGCAGAGCCAGGATGGCGCGGTACAGGTCGCCGTTCTCTGGCCAGTAGAAATCCTCCGGGGTCAGCTCTGCCGACAGCACGTCGATCAACTCGTTGCGCAGGAGCATGGCACCCAGAACGCCATGCTCGGCTTCCAGGCTGAACGGGTCACGCATGGTAATTTCCCTCGACGATCTTCACGAAGTTCGACGGCGCGATGATCCAGTCGAACGTGGCGCGGAATGGCTTCGCACCGTTGCGACCGGGGACATTGCCCATCAGGAACGGTGAGGCCTTGACGGTTTCGAAGAGCTCTCGCCAGAAGTCGAGCGAGCGGTGGGCTTCGTGCTCCCTCCATCGGGCTTGCAGGTGGCGCCGTCGGGTGTCGTTCAGCAGGGCGACTGCTGGGAGCTCTGGCAGCACCTGGTGGTACAGGTCTGCAATGGCCTGTGCCGGGCACGGTTTGATTCCGTGGTGGTGGCCGTTCAGGCTCTCGGGTTGTTCAGGTTCGAACAGGTCTTCGTCGGTCGACGGTGCTGGTTGGCGCGAAGCGTCAACGAGTCCTACGTCAGTAGGACTATCTCTTTCTGTATCTGTATCTGTATCTGTATCTAGGGCGTTAGCTTTTGTTCCATTGCTGTTGCGTGAAACGTTACATGCTTGTTTCTTTCGCGCACGATGGGCTGCAACCCGCGCCGTGCTTGAGTCCGAGGAAAACTGGCGCTTATCCCAGTTGGCGGGAATGTTGTCTTCGGTGATCAGCCCCTTCCCCAGTAGGCGCCCTTTCGACGCGGCCCACTCCTCGGAATTGATGCGCAGTTGGAACGCGACCTCATCATCATGAAACGTTACATCGCCGTTTCCGCAACGCAGGCACAACAGCATGATGTAACGGCGCTGGTCGACCTCGCTCAGCATCTGGACCTTCGGGTCGGTGGCGAACTCCGCGTACATGCGGAACCATTGGTTAGCCATGGCCAATCTCCGAAAGATTTACGGGGTTGTCGGAGATCGCAGCGCGGACCTTGCTCTCGGCCTCTTCCATGCTGAGGCCAAAGATGGTCATGGCCAGTTCTATGAGCATGTCGGTCGGAATGGGTGAGTCCCGCACGTCACACTCGAGCGGAACAAGTGGCTCAGGGATTTGCATGGAAGGCCTCCTTCGCCCTGCGTAACGATGCCCGGAGATGCGCAAGGCACTCCCGGCGAGCTTTCTCTTTCGCGATATGGCTGTAGCTCTGCTTGATCTGCTGGGCGGCCTGCAGAGCCATCTGCTGGTGAAACTCGACGCTTCCCGCCGGAACTGGTACAGCTCTACCGAGCCCGCTCAGCACGCAATCGAGTACCTCGGTGACCGGGCGAGCGTCCGGGCCACGGAACTCTTCGCCGTCCGGCTGGCCAATCTGGAAGGACGGCACGGCTACCCCTGAACAAGGCGCGGCCGGCGCATCTGGTCGATCATCCGCAGCGCCTCATCTGTCGCCGCCCTGGATTCGGAGAGCTCCCGGTGGGCCTCCTGCAGTTCCTGGTCATCAGCGCCATCGACAAGGTTGGCAACAGCCTGCTGCGCCTCACCGTTCTCCTTGATGAGTGTCCGGAGCATGCAGAGCACCTCCGGCCGCTGGCCGGCATCGCCGCCGATCAAGCGCACCGACACGCCCAGCGGCGTCAGGATGTCGCCCAGGGCCTGGACTTTCAGGTCAGTCGGCAGCGCCGCGAGGATGCTGGGTACGAAGTTCGCCGGCACCAGGTTGGTGTCCTTGGTTCCGTCGTCGAGCCAGCGGAACACGCGGTCGGCGTTGACCTTCATCCGCTCGGTTGCATCGCGCGTTGGCGGATCGAAGACGATGCCGGTGACCAGCGCTCCCTGGATGCGTTCGTGCGCCTCCACGATGTGCTGGACGACGGTCTCTCGGCTCCACCCCTCTCGGCGGCGCCATTGGTTCACCACGCCGAGCAGCGTGGAAATCAGGGTGTGCGATTCGCTTCGCATGACGTGGCGTTTCTCCGGGATTAGCCTTTCTCAACCCCGAGCGACTCTCGGGATCGGCGGAAGATGGAGTCCGGCACATCCGTGGTAGCTTTTTGCCTCCACACGAAAAGGCCATCGAAGGTCGGACATGACCGAAAAATCTGTAGAGCAAATGGCACGCGACACCCTCAACGCGCTAATAGCTGGTCGATACGTTCCTGGGTCGACTTTTGGGTTTTCAGCAACGACAGCAACTCTGGACAAAGAGATGATTCGCTCGCTTGAGATGCAGCTTCGGGAGTACTACGCGAGTGGTCTTGGCGAGAAGCAATCTCATCCTGCAGTGACGCAGCCGCTTCGGATGTGAAGTAGCGCGACATGAATACGAAGGCCGAGGCAAATGCTTCGCCGTGAGCCCTGGCCTTCTCCTCCTTCAAGTCGTCACGCAAGATGAAACCGACCGACTCCTTCAGCGACTCAGCACAGGCCCGGGCAAAGATCAGTTCGATCTGGCGGCGGTGCGCAGCCTGGTTTTCAACCTCTTGAACGGTGATTCTTTTTTGATTCGTCATGACGCGCCTCCTGGCCGGTAGTTTGGATCGGGTTAGGCGGCGGACTGCTCAGTAGCGACTTTCAGAGCACCTTTCGTAATGCGCTCAATCTCGTACTGGCGGAGTTTTGGAATTTCTTCTGGCCACTGGCGCACCGCCTCATAGGTAATGCCGAGGGCTTTGGCTACCTTCGAAACGCCGTGGAAGTGGCTGATCACTTGGGTCTTGGTCATAGGCGACTCCAGTTCATTCGCACCAATTCAAGCATGCTTGTAATTATAAAGCAAGCATGCTTGGCAAGCTACCTTGTAGATTTCTCAACATGAAAACCACAGACCGGATTACCAAGCTCGTACTCGCCAGAAAGCCGGAGATCGGCACCCGCGGGGTAAAGCGAGACATCGCCAACACGTGCGGCATCAGCTATGAGGCCGTGAGGCAATGGTTTGCCGGCGATACTGAAAACATCAGAAATGAAAATCTGACCGCTCTGGCTGAGGGCTATGACACGACGGTGGACTGGCTTCTATCTGGTTCAGGCGAGCCTCCTCGGCGAAAAGCAACAAGTAGTACGGCGGAGATGTTCTTTCAGATGTTGCAAGGTAAAAAGCTTCGTCCAGATCAGCAGCAGCGCTTAGAGCAGGCAGTCCTAGATACTTTGAACGACCAGCCTGTGGCGGAGCCCGCCGACAACGTGATAGTTGCCGACTTCTCCCGTAAGCCCCTGGTGGGTGATGAAATTCGCATCGCTCACTACGACGTCCAGGGAGCAATGGGCAACGGAAAGGTTGTGCAAGATTTCCCAGAGATGTTCAGAGATGTCGCCGTCAGCCAGCAGCATCTGCGTGAGCTAGGGGTCAAATACAAGGACCCTTCTCACCTAAAGCTCATTACAGGCGACGGGCAGTCGATGGCCCCGACCATCCAGGATAAGGACCCGATGATCGGTGATGTGAGTATCCGAGAGTTCACTGGAGACGGCATCTATGCCTTTATCTGGCAGGGCCTGTTCTACATCAAGCGACTGCAAGTTGCGGATGAGGAGCATTTCGAGATGATCTCCGACAACCCGAGTCACAAGGATCGGTTGATCAGAATCGATGAGACCTACATTCAAGCAAGAATTCTGCTGGTGTGTAACGCGAAACGGGTTTGAGTACTTTAGATAACATCAACAAGCGAGTCAGTATAATGAGTAAATGGACTTTCTTCTCATCAACACTGCTCGGATCAATACTCTGCACGCTGTTAGGCCTAGTATTCATACTCGCTATCATTCTGTACTCGCCGCTGACGGAAATACTAACCCACCATAGCAGTTTTGTTTTGATGCGCCCTTACACAGAGCTAGACCAGTACGAGCAGGTACTTGTGAGCAGAATGATTAGAGAGAAAACAATATTAAGTGCCGACACTTTATGGTCACTTCAATCCTCATTCTACCAGACAATAGTTAGTGTGTTGATTGCTTTAAATGCGGCAATTCTTGCGATTGCCTTTTTCATCATCAGAACCTCATCTAAAGAAGAGGCTAAGCGCGAAGCCTCAGCTAAGTTTGATGAGTATATCGCAGGAAGAGACTTCTCGAGCCTTGTTAAAAAATTTGCCAGAAAAGAAATTGATAAAATCAACTCTACATATGGCGACCTGCTCGACCAAAGTGACCAGCTCAAAAGGAGGCTAGACGCGCACGATACAGAACTTGATTATCTCGATGAAGACATCGAGCACATCTCTAAAAAGCTATCTTTGCTAGACTCCTCTGAAGATTCCCACGATAGCAATCAGAAAATTATTGGTTAGCACCATGGCTTTTATACGCAAAAAGAAGTCTCCAGGCATTCCCGCTATAGACTCACCCCGCACTGAGAGGGGGGAGAATAGCCGCGTATTCACTGCATCTGACCTGCGAGCACTTGCGGAAGCCAACGACCTCTCAACTTCACCGCTAGAGGTTCATAAACTCACTGATATTCTTGGGATAAAGCTGCTTTGCATTCCTATGGATGATGATATTTCAGGATCTCTTAGAATTTCTGAGTCTGGGGACCACTGGGTTATGAAGGTTAACTCGCTGCATCACCCTAACAGGCAAAGATTCACCATTGCTCATGAGCTAGGCCATTTCGCTCTACACACTTCAAGCAGTAGTGATTTTGTTGACCGCAATTTCTTTAGAAACAATGACACGTCTCCAATGGAGACAGAAGCAAATAGATTTGCAAGCGAACTACTGATGCCAGAGCAAGAGTTCCGAGAACAAGTAAAGACTTTAGCGGGAGATATTGAATCCTTATCAAAGCACTTCAAAGTATCCACTCTTGCGGTAAGGGTTAGGGCCAAAACATTAGGAATGCAGGGACATGGACTTTAATAATTATTGCTACTTTCCCATCCTGAGAACAAAGGACGCCGAGATTCGTGCCATCGGAAATTTATCTGATAAAACGCTGGATCATATTCTTCCGATTTACGAACTAACCAAGTCACGAAGAACAAAAAAAGACCCGATCGGAGACATCGCTAAGCGTATAGACCAGATCGCTAGGATTCAGGGATCTCGCCCATTCGTTCTTGACGTTACCACAGATGAAAAACAGGTAAACGAACAGACTGAAAGTCTACTAACTTCTTCTGGTGGTTATGAGCACTGGCGTGCTTTGTTGAGTGCTTACAGTTCGACACTCAACATAATTCCAGCGATTCACATTGATCAAGACGATGAAGATTTCAGTGAAACCACTGCATTTATTAAATCTGTACAAAGCAATTTTAGATGTTTGGCTCTTCGCCTGCCGTCCGGCCTTGACAATGAAACCTACACCGAAGTCCTCAAAGCAATATCCCCGTACCTAGGAGAATGTAGTTTAATCATCTTGATTGATAGCGAGTGCATTCGCGACAAGGTAAAAAAAGGTAGCCTTGACGCCACATTAGACGACATGTACGACAGTCTAACGATTGTCCGGGACATAACAAGTGACCGTAGAGCCAACACTAAGATAGTTTGCATATCAGGCTCGTTCCCTCTGATTCCAAGCAAAGAGGGTCATGACGCCTACGGAGAATTTGAGATATACGAGCAGAGTGTTTTCAAAGAGCTGTCTAGCGAATTCCCTGACATGGGCTTCGGTGATTACGCTTCGATCAGCCCAGTTCAGACTGATGTTAAAGGCGGGGGGTTCGTGCCTAGAATTGACGTATCCACAGCTGATACGTTCTTCTATCATCGCTACCGGCGCAACCATGGGGGCTACATAAAGTGTGCGAAGCTAGTGCTTTCAGATCCTAACTATAGAAGTATAAAAACGTGGGGGGACGACGAAATATTTCTTGCAGCAAATAACAACCCATCGGGGATTAGCCCATCATTTTGGATCTCCGTCAGGGCTAATAGATACATGACCCAAAGAGTTTCCATTCAAAAAACTAGGCAATTTCATCCACGCAAAGATCAAGAAGGCGGAGATCATCAAGAGTAACCAACCCTGCTATCTCTCCTCTGAAGATGTTTGTAGGCGCCTCATATTTGCCGGCGAAGTTCTCTATTATTTTTTTTCTAATATCTTTACTCGAATAAGTCTTCACGATCAGCTCACAAACCTCATATTTAGACCGAGCACTGAGACCGAAAATATTGCGAAGAGCGCTTACGGGAAGAGTATCGAGCCCGATTATTGAATCAAGTCCTCGCGTAATTCTTGCAGTTCTGATTCGTTTGACTTTCCGACTAGCGCACAAATACAAACCAACATCTTTTTTCGCCAGCACTTCAACACTAGGCAAATGCTTTTCATCGCAAACAACATATGTGTAGTCAAAGAATCTACAGTAGGACTCTAGTTGATCGGGCAGCCGCGTTATTTTGTCGAATGCCGACTTGATCTCATAGCCAATCAATCTTTCATTCTTAAGACAAACTACATCTGCCCTGCAACGTCCAAAGTCAAATACATACTCCTGAGCTATAGCCCTTACGCTAGAATCTCTCACGAGCTTTTCGATTAAGGCTCTTTTAACGTCGTTCTCTTTCACTCATCACCACCCATTTCTAGCCTGATTTTACATCAGATCTGGCCACAGGCTTCAAAAAGCTGACCGCTTGCACCTAGACGCATTGTGCAGCCCACCGCAGTATCACTACTCCCTCCTCGTCGAAGTCCATCTGCAGCCCGGCTGTCACCGCATGCTTGTCCATCACTTCGGCCCCACTCCCTTTCTCCGTCTGTTTCCAGCCTGTCTATCCGCAGGCGCTTGCCCAACCAGGCTGGCGGCGAATCAACCATCGCCAGCACGCGGTGCGCCAATTGATCTGAGCCCATAACAGGCAGCGCGGCGTCTTGCGCCTCTACTGATTGTTTGTCCAACCCGCCCTCCAACTTGCTCTGCTTCAACCATGCCGCCGTATCAGGCGCTCGCTTAAAAAGGCGCCTCCTCCTCAACCTGCTCCACCACCTCCCTGCTCTCTGCCACTTCTTCAGTTTCGCCGGCCGCCCAAGTCACGATCACATTCCCTTCGTCATCGAACACCAGCGCCAGGCCGTCCGTTTCGGCCAGCAGCTCCATGATCGCGTCCCACGCCTCGTCGGTATCGGTATCCAGCCGATGAATCACCGCCCTCCTCTCCAACTGCGCCTTCGGCGACCCGATCATCGCTGATACCCGCAGCCCCAGGCGATCCGCCGCAGTGAGCTCCTGCCGGGGTTGCTGCGCTTTTTTCTGCCTGGCCATAAGCCCTCCGAGCACTGTTCATTCATACAGTATTAAAAACAACCACAAGATTGCTTGCATTATAAAAACAAGCATGCTTTTATAAATGCAAGCCGGCTTGTGAGCGGAACAAGCAATACAGCGAAGGCGCAACACCGCCGGCCAGGCCACCGAGCCGACCGCTCTTTCACAACCCGCGCCATGAACAGCTAGCCGCAACGCGGCGAGGCAGCCCCGGCCATCACCCGTGGGGCGAAAAGTCGGGTGAGCAACATCAACAGCAGAACGCATCGCCTCTGCGGCGACCGGCGATCAGATAGGTGCTGAGGCAACACCTACCAACGCGATGGCGACTCTTGCTCAGGGCGACCAGAGACGGCTGATCGAGGGCGAAATGCCCGAACCGTGTGAACGACCCGCACGCGATGCGCAGCGCCGCCCAGCGCTAACCGGGCAACAGCAACATTGATTTCCTCGATGCCCTTCTCGCGAGGGGCATCAGGGAAACCAACCTGAGGAATGCCAATGAAGCAGTTCGCGAAGCTGTTCGAGTTCGAAGACCTGGGCCAAGTGCTCGTGATGCTTGATCGCGGGGATGACGGCCCGGAGGTGCGCCTCTA